CTCGCCGCGAGTGTCGCGGCGGATCGCATACACGTCCTCCTCGGTGATCTTCGCCGAGGGGTTCTCCTCACCCTTCCTCGCCGGCATCGGTCGCAAACTCCCCGGCGAAGGACAGGTAGTTGATCGCGTCGATGTAGCTGTCGACGTGATCCGGCGACTGCGCGATCCGCGAGAGCTTCACGGCGAGCAGGATCATGGCGATGTCGTGCGCGAGCAGCGACTTGCCCGTGATTTCGTTGGCGATGCGCGCAATGCGCTCGTGGTTCGCCTTCACGGAGCCGTAGACGGCGCCGCGCGGCGCCAAGAGCGTCATCGCCTCGGTGATGATGTCAGTGTGCTTCATGACTTCCCCTCATAGTATTCGGCGATCTTGCCGATGTGCTCCCAGTTGACGACCAAAGGCCCGCGGCTGGCCCACGTACGCGTGTTGTTGTCGGCGCGCTCGTAGACGAGATGATCGCCAAGCAAATAGCCCTGCCCGATCAGGTACGACACATCGTTCAAGGTCTTCATGTCGGGCACGTCCAGAATGACCTGATGCGTCCCGTCGTTCTTGCCCGAGGGCATGTTCATGTGGATCAACAATTTCACGACGCGTCCTCCGGGGGAATGTAGGCGGAGAAACCCGCCCTGAGTTCAGTCTGCTTTATCGGCACTTTCCATCCTTTCCGTTCATTGTTGCTGATCCTCTCGCCGAACATCTTGCGCAATACGCTGCCGACGGCGCGCGATGTCCCGTAATTGTCAGGCAGCCCGTAGTACCGCCCGATGTCGCTCGCCGTGGCGAAGGTCCAGTCTTTCGCCGCGACATGCTTCTTGCGCGCGTACAGCTCCTGCAGGCGACCCTCGGCAGGGCTCTCGACGCGGTGTTCCTCGACGATGGCGGTGTGGAGCTGCAGCTCTTCGCGCGTCAGGTTCCAGCCCTCGCCCTGCCGGAAGAGGTGGAGCATCTGGGCCCAGTACTGCTGCATGTCGATGTCGTGGAAGGCGTTGCAGCGCGTGACCTCGACGGGCCAGAAGCGGCGCGCGCCCGTCGGGTCGTTGAGGAACTGTCCGTCGTTCACGCTGGCCCAGAACGAGGTCACGCGGGGGCGCGTGGTGATGAGCCGGTCGTAGGGGAGGCGGATCTTGTCGACGGGGCGTGAGAGGAAGCTCTTCAGGTGCCCCGCCTCGATGCGGCTGATGATCGCCTCCAGCTCGGCCATCTCGACGAGCGGAGAGCTTGTCAGCCTGCGCTCGTCGTCCTTGCTGCTGGCGTGCCCAAGGTTGGCGCTCTGCTCCAGCAGGCGCCACGCCGCCGGCAGCAGCGAGCCGATCCACGATGACTTGCCGCAGCCTTGCGGGCCGACGAAGACAACCACGTGGGGGACGCTGACGGGCGTCTCCCGCTCCCAGTTCGTCCACGCCACGATGGCTTGGATGGACGCGCGGAGGAGGACGATGTCGCGCCACTGCGGGTTCTTCGCCTCGATGGTGTCGGCCAGCGCGCGGAAGCGGTCGACGCCGTCCCACGGTTTGTCTCTGTCGGTGATCCAGTCGAACACGGGGTGGTACCCGTTGTTCGACGCGAGCGTGTACAGCAGCTCGTCGAGCGTGGCGCGCAGCGAGATGCCTGCGCGGTTGGCGAGCGAGATCAGGAATTCACGGGTCATCAGGGCGCGCTCCGAGGGGTTTTCAATCGTGTCAAAAGCTTCGTCCGCGTGGGACAGCTCGACTTCTCCGGTCATGTGATTTCTTAGAACGGAGAAGCCGCATTCCGCGACGACATGCTGCACGTTTTCGATAGTCGCCTTTTGTATGTCTTTCGGCAGCCCGGCCCTTGCCGTCACTTCGAGCGACGGCAGCTGCTCTTTCTTCGCTCGCCCGGCGTACGTCAGCACGAGCCCAGTAAGGATATCCCCCGCAGCGGCCCCCCTCGGCGGGGGCTTTAAAGGGCCCGGCAGCGCAAAGGCACCCCGCGGTATCGTCGCCAGCTTCTGGCCGATGGTGGTGAGCTGCGTGACGGCCTCAGCCTCGAAGTCAGGTGCCCCGTTCGCCTCGCACCAGAGCAGGAAGTCGCCCTGCGTCCGGTGCTGGCAGGAGCCGTGGAAGCAGTGGTAGGCGCCCGTCGTGCCGTTCCCGATCTGCCACTTCGCGTCACGCCGGCCGTCGCTGTGCTCGTCGGCCCACGGGCACTCGATGAACATCCAGCCGTCGGAGTTCGGCTCCGAGAGGGCCATGCCCTTCTCGGTGATCCACTTCAGGATGATGTCGCCGCCGGTGTCGCCGCTCCACGCACGCTTCGTCGAGCGCAGGCTCGTCGGCTCGCGCGGCGTCAGGCCGAACTCCTCGCACAGCTCCTTGAACGTCCACGTCGGCTGGTCCCAGCCCTCCTCGACGATGCGGGCGACGAAGGGCGGGTCGCTCTTGAAGTTCAGCGAGCCGGGGAGCCGCACGAGGCGGTGAACGTCACGGGCGCCGGGGTCGCTGTACTCGGCCTCGATCAGGGCCTCGATCAGGACCTGCGCCTCTTCCACCGTCCCGTCGAAGAGCAGGCCGTACTGGAAATTGCCCGCCGACGTCTCCATCACGTAGTGGGGGCCAGCCTTGCCCTTGAACCTCGCGGGGTCGATCTTGGTCCCGATGTCGTCGAGGACGATGACCCGGCAGCGGGCCATGTTCGGCATCAGCCGGCGCAGCGGCTCGCCGGCGGTCGGCTTCTTCAGGGTCGAGATGCAGTAGTAGCTGGCGGCGTCGGGGCGCAGCTTGGTGCGCCCCTTCTTGTAGGGTGTCGTCAGCCAGCCCCGGTTATCCTTGCCGCGCTGGACGATGCCGACGATCTCGTCGTCGGGCACGTCACCGAAGACGTGCTCTATGAATGTATCCAATTCCATATCGACCTCTACTTGTCGTAACTGTAGCCGTGCTCCGGGTCGGCGGCAAGCGGCAAGTCGGGCCATGCGTTCGACAGCATGGCCTCCTGCAACGCTGCCTTGGCATCGTCGACTTCATCCTCCGCGACCTCGACGAGCACCTCGTCGTGCGTGTGCATGACGACGGGCCAGCCGGCCTCGTCGAGGCGGCGCACGGCCGCGCGCAGCAGCGAGGCGCAGAACGCTTGGGTTGCATTCTCGGCCAGCAGGCCCCCGTAGAGGGTTACACGGGGCCACGCCGTCTCGCCCTTCTTGGGGTGCATCGAGGCCTTCAGGGACGACACGCGGGCCTGCGGGCCGTACTTGCCGTCGACCTCCACCACCTCGACTTCCGGGTACGCGATCAGCCTGCCGCACGGCAGCAGCGCGTAGAGCATGTCGCCGTGCATCAGGTACTTGATGCGGCCCGCCGTCTCGATGGCGCCCGGGTTGCGCGCGGCGCGGACGGCGGCACCCTCCAGATCGCGCCAGAAGGTCTTCGCCCACGGGTTCGCCAGCCGCCACGCGACCTTGATCTCGTCGGCCAAGTCGTCGCCAATCTTGAGGCCGTAGGCGCGCGCCATCTTGCGGAAGGCATTCTTGCCACCCTGATACCCGAGCGCCAGCACGGCGATCTTGCCCATCTGGCGCTGGGCCTTGTCGACCTTGTCGAAGGGCACACCGTAGATGCCCATCGCCGCGTGCTTGTAGACGTCTTCGTTCTTGCGGAAGATGTCGAGCAGCGGCTCCGCGGCCGGCGACGCCGAGAGCCACGGCAGGGCGCGCGCCTCGACGGCCGAATAGTCGGCCCACGCCAGCACGTTGCCGTTCTCCGCGACGATGGTCGGCCGCAGCATGCGCGCCAGCGTCGTCAGCATGTTCTGCCCGGAGAGCTTGGTGACCTCGGCAGCCGAGGCCCCGTCGAGGACGGCCTCGATCACGTCGCCGGCGTTGTCGAGCTTGTCGCGCACCAGATTATGCGGCTGGAAGCCCATGGCGCTGAAGCGCCCCGTCTGGCCCGCGCCGTTGAACAGGTACGCCCCACGCAGGCGGCCGTCGGTGTCGGTGCGGTTCTCGATGGCGGCGTACTTGGCCGTGCTCGCACGCCCGGCGTCGTCGATCAGCTCCAGCACCTCGCGCACTTCCTCGCTGATCTGCAGGTCGCTCTCGAAGATGGCGGTGCGCGCCGACCTGTCGAGCGAGAACTTGCCCGTCTCCTCGTCGGTAAACTGCTCGGCAATCTCGGGTGCCTTCACGGCGACCCACTGCTTGATGCGGGCGAACTGCTTCGCGCTGGTGATCGCGCCGCCCGTCGCGGCATTTAACTCCTTGGCAATTTCTGCCGCCTCGACCGCGGCGTACTTCTGGGCGGCGCGCGCCAGCTCGGCGTCGATGGGAATGCCGCGGTCGTTCATGCGCTCGCAGACCCAGTAGTCCTGCCACTCCTCGGCAGTCATGTCGCGGATGACCATGCCGATGGTCGCCTCGACGACGACATCCTGCAGGCAGTATTCGAGGACGCGCTCATACTCCTCCTCGGTCCCGGTGCCCTCCGTCGAGAGCTTCTTCATCAGCTTGCCGCCCGCCAGATCCTTCTTCTGCGGGATCGCCAGCGCCTT